TAACCCCAGGCATAGCACCTTTCTCTACTTGTTTAATAATCTGGTTTGTGATTTCAGCATAGATTGCGTTTGACATGATGTAACCCCTTTGTTTGATTAGGTTTGCAAGTTATTAGGTAACTTGCATATGAATAATTATATACTATATATAATCATATATTGCATAATAATCATTGTATTTTCTAATCACATACTATAAACAATAGGAAATACCTATAGTATTTAATACTATAAACGTATGTTAAAGACTAGATTGTTTTGAGATATAGCTTATTTTTATAGTAAGTAAGACTATAAACATTCGTTTATAGTCTTAAAACTATAAACGTATCTTTATAGTATTTCATACTATATATACTATATTAGAGACAAATATATAAATACTCTACTCTGGTATCTGTATAAAGTATGGGTAAGCATAAAGTACGTAAAATAGTACTACTTTATCCCCTCTTATCAAAAGGGGTATTGGACACCTAAACCGATACCAAAGTCATGACACGTTACCCGCTCCAAGTCTGGTTCGGGTTTGGGCAACCTTACGCAACCAGCTGCACCAGTACGCGAGAGCATACGCAGAGTAGACTAGCGCGGTTGGTACTTGATTGGGTCTTGGCCCCGGTTGGGTGGGTGCACCACTCCGATTTCCCCCCAAGAAAAATTCGTGTTTTGGTACATATTGCTTGAGTGGGAAAGGATTTCCCCCCAAAAAAAATCTGTGTTTCTGCTACTATTTGTGCTTTATGGAGGTGTTAACAATGCAAGGTTTACAAATAGAGAAAGACGTACCTATAACAATGTCTAAGAGGATGACGTATCCATACAAAGATATGGATGTAGGTGATAGTTTCTTTGTACCTAATGGGAAGATGCAAACATTGTCCAATGCAAACTGGAGGATGGGAAAGAAGTTAGGTGCGAGGTTTACGGCTCGGCAGGTGGAAGGTGGTGTACGTGTATGGAGAATCCAATGACTATTGAAGCTAACGGACATGACATTACATACGTAGAGACACCTGATGACGTTCAAAAGCGTAAATACTTGGATACGGTATGGGCGATGAGTAAGGAGCAGATGTTTAAGGAGTTGATGCGCGTACATGGCGAATCGACGAGGATGATGTTGGAAGCACAGGCGGTGATAGATGAGTTACACCAAGAGCTTGCCAAACACAAACCATCCTTACAGTGAGGAGTTAATGCGTACGAGGCAGGACTTTAAGAACCAGATGATTAAAGTTTTGCTTTGTCGCAATAAGTCTCAGAAGATAAAGCTAGTCAAAGAGTGGAAAGCTAAGTATTCTGAGTTGCAAGTTAAAGAGTTGATTGCGTGTGCGAAAGACCGTAGGGTACGCGCAGAGATTGCTAACTGGAATGTCGATGGATTTTAATCTCAAGCAGTTTTATCGCTTTTGTTCGCAGTTGCAGATTGAGACCAAAGAGAAAGGTCTTATGAAAATGGGTGAGCCTTTAGGTACTCAGAAGTACGTCATGTCTGAGATTGCCAAAGGCTTAGAGGAAGGCGTTCATTTCTTTACGATTCTCAAGGGTCGGCAGCTTGGTATTACGACTATCTCTCTTGCACTCGATCTGTACTGGCACTTTATCAACCCGGGTTTGCAAGGTACGTTGGTAACAGATACGGAAGAAAACCGGGATATGTTCCGATCCACCTTGGCGATGTACATGGATGGTTTACCCAAGGAATATCGCATACCGTTGATTGCACACAATAGGACACAGTTATCACTGAAGAACCGCAGTCGGTTGTTCTATCAGGTTGCTGGGTTGCGAGCCAAAGGGAGTTTAGGTCGTGGTAAAGCCATTACATTCTTACATGGGACAGAAACTTCGTCTTGGGGTGATGAGGAAGGTCTGGCATCACTACTGGCTTCTCTGGCAGAAACCAATCCCTTGCGGCTTTATATCTTCGAGTCCACGGCTCGGGGGTTTAATATGTTTCATGATATGTACACGACATCCAAACGAGCAAGGACGCAGAGAGCGATTTTTTGTGGTTGGTGGCGTAACGAGCTGTATTCACTTGACCCGGAAGGGCAGACGTACAAGGTCTACTGGGATGGCAAACTCACAGGTGAAGAAAAGGAATGGACGCGGGACATTAAAAAGCTCTACGGCATAGAGATCAACTCGCGTCAAATGGCATGGTGGCGTTGGAAACTTGCTGAAGGCATGAAGGATGATTCCATGATGTATCAGGAATTCCCACCCACTGAAGACTACGCCTTTGTCATGACCGGCACATCTTTCTTCTCAAACGCACGTTGTACCGATGCGATGAAAGAAGCCAAGAAAAACACCCCTGATTACTATCGGTACTCAATGGGGGCTAACTTTCAGGATACCGATGTACTCAAATCCACGGAACGTCTTGCCACACTTAAGGTATGGGAAGAACCCATTGATACTGCTTTTTATGTCATTGGTGCTGATCCTGCCTACGGTTCTTCTGATTGGGCTGATCGCTTTTGCATACAAGTGTATCGTTGCTATGCAGACGGTCTGGAACAAGTGGCAGCATTTGCGACATCAGAGATGAACACCTATCAATTCGCATGGGTGATTGCTCACTTGGCAGGTGCATACAAAAACTCCACACTGAACCTTGAAGTCAATGGTCCGGGGCAGGCGGTCATCAACGAGCTGCGTAACCTAAAACGCCTCGCCTCCTCTATGGGCGGTCAGATGGGTTCAGACTTGATGAACGTCCTTGGTTCAATGACCAACTATATCTGGCGCAAGAACGATGCGATGGGCGGCTTATCAGGCTCGATAGGGTGGCTCACAACCTCTGCAACCAAAGAACGTATGCTGACCTACATGAAAGACTATTTTGAGCGCAATATGATGACCATACGCTGTATGGATACCATTGACGAGATGAAGACCGTTGTACGGGATGGAGGTTCAATTGAAGCCACAGGTCGCAACAAAGATGATCGCGTTATTGCGTCTGCTCTTGCCGCGGCAGCATTTGCCGAACAAGTACAACCTCAACTCATTGCAAGAAAAATCACAAGGGCGGTTAACAAAAAGCAAGAGGAAATGACTCCGGAAGAAGTCACAATGGGTCGCAACGTCTCCAACTATCTCAAAGGAATAGGCATCTATGGTGGCTCAAGTCCTTCCTAAGAAAGAATTGATGCGTATCATCAAACGCTTTCTCACTGACGAACGCCGTGGTATCAGCTACAAACTCTTTGCAGAGTTGTGCGGCTTATCTGAAGACACACTCAAAAACGTCTTTATCCACGAAACCAGTCCCATGTCAGAAACCACACAACGGCGTGTGAGCAAAGCCTACGATCATTGGAGACGCGGTGAAGTTGCTGTCATGGAATTGCGCGACAGAACCCGCATCGTTGAATACCGTAAAGAAGCTAAACCAAGACTTGCAAAAGGTTACGGGTTGCAAGTACAAGGTGGCGAGATTAAACTAAAGCTCGGCATTAGAAATAAAGCCGAATATGATGAAACGTTAGATGAGCAATTAAGGGGATATTAAATGGCTCGAATACTGCGCGACTACAAATGTCAGGATCACGGTTTTTTTGAAGGTTTTGAAGCAGTTTGTCCAGAGGGGTGTACACATGAAGTTCTACAGGTTTATCTTAAAGCTCCGGGACTTGTTTCGGACAAAACCAAAGCTGGAGACAAGCACCTCAAAAGTCTTGCCTCAGAGTTCGATATGTCAGACATCAAATCCACCAAGCCGGGTGAAAACCAAAGCGGCTACCTTACCCGCAAAAACAAGTTCACCGAAAAAGAATACGCAGACGCAGAGAAGTACGCCACGCCCAAAAAGAGAGGCAGACCTCGCAAAGGCAAAGCCGCAGCCGAAACGCCGCAAGCCCCGCAAGAAGCCCGTGCTGGTGACGCAGCAATCTGGGGCGGTGGCTTCCAAGGGATGAGTATGCAATCTGTTCTTGCCGGACAATTTGCAAAATCTGTAAAAGGTGAGTCTGTGGGCTTGACACCAAGGGATGCTGGGATCAATAATGGTCCTAGAGTTGATCCAAGGGCAACCCTGCGTGATCCCGACAACCTCACGATCAAGAAATAATGCGTATACCAGCCAACCATGAAGATAGAGAGAATTTCTACTTAGACTTAATGCAGAAATGCAACGTGTCTAGGGAAGAACGTAAATCAGACTACCGCGTTCTGAGAAACTACTATCTTTTTGGTTCTGGTCCTGAAGAACCTCCTGCGTACTTCAACAAGATACATCCGCATCTTGATCAACTGACTTCCTTTCTTTACTCAGCAGAGACAACGCGCTTTTCGATTTCGTTAGGCGCGGCAGTCAATCCGCTTGAGCATAGAAAGACACCGGTGCTGACTTCTGCACTGAATGACGAATGGCTTAACTCCAATGCAGACCAAGTGTTCTCGACTGCGCTCACATGGGCATTGGTGTACAACACAACGTTTATCAAACTGGTGTATCGCAACGGCATACATCCGTACATGATTGAACCCGGTGCAATGGGTGTGCTTCGCGAGGATATTCCTTATGCTGACAGACAAGAAGCCATGTGCCAGCGTTACTACATCACAAGAAGTGAGTTGTATAACCGGCTATATTCGCACCCCAAAAGAGAAGCAATCGTTAACCGTGTTACGTCCAGTATTCGTGCACAAACCACAGACGAATCAAACGGTGGCGATGGCGTGGCACGAGTCATCATGTCCGCAACCAACCCCACCATCTACGGTAACGTTGAGCTTGATCTATACGGAATGAATCGTTATCAGGCTCGCGTCTCTGAAGAAACCGTGGAGATGCAAGAGCTATGGGTATGGAACGATGAGACTGAAGACTATCAAGTGGTTACTATTGCTGCTCCTGATGTCATTATTTATGATCGTCCCGGTGCATCTGTATTCCTAAAAGGCGAATGTCCTTTTGTTCAGATTTGTCCATCCCCACAGTACGACTACTTCTGGGGACAGTCTGAATCACAACAATTGATCATGCTTCAGGAATTGCGTAACAACCGCATGACTGAAGTGTTGGACCTCTTATCCAAACAAGTATCGCCACCGACTGCGCTCTCAGGCTTTAACGGCATACTTGATGAAAAGAATTTTGCTCTGAACAAAGCAGGTGGTTTGATTGCAAGCGATATGCCTAACGCAAAGGTTGATCGTCTTCCACCCAATATGCCGCCTGATCTATTTGAAGTCATCCATGAAATTGATGCGATGTTCATGGAAGTCTCTGGTATTAGCAATGTCTTGTCCGGTAAAGGCGAATCAGGTGTTCGCTCACAAGGTCATGCTTCCCAACTCGCGCGTCTAGGTTCTAGTCGTGCTAAAAAACGTGCCCTCATTGTTGAAGACAGTCTGGAAAAAGTAGCAACACTCTATCTTAAATTGATGCAAGCCTACGATGCCACGCACTTTAAAGACACTGAAGGTACGCCCTTTATTGCTGAACAATTTACTCGCGACTTTGTTGTTAAAGTTGACGCACACAGTAATAGCCCAATCTTCACTGAAGACACAAAAGAATTGGCGTTCAGTTTGTTTAAGGCTGGTGCAATCGACAAAGAATCTTTGCTTGATTTGTTAGAGCCACCTATGAAACAATTGCTCAAGGATAAGTTGAAGGAGCGCGAGAAGAAAGAAGCTCTTGCGCCTAAACCTCAACCCAAGCCTCAAGCAAAACCTAAACCCGCATTGAAGGTAGCGAAATAATGGCAAGTTCTCAGACTGCACCTAAAGCTGACCAACCACGCGTCACTACTGAAAGTCTGAAGCGCGGCGAACAACCCGCCACATTGTCATATCGCAACACCGCCCCCAGCGCAAATAATAATCGTAGCCTTGGTCGTAGAGACTATGGTAGATTAGCTCGTAGTTAACTTTTTCTATGGAGACTGCAATGAGAAAATCACGCAAATCACGCAAGTCAAGACGGTAATAGGATTCTCCGTTCAGGGAATAGGGTGTGGCTGCCTCCCCTCTAAAGTAGGTGACCGCTGCTTAAAGGAGTCATTAACATGGCACGCAAAACTCGCAAAGGTCGTAAAGCTCGCAAGTAATTAACTGGGGAGCAATCCCCGTTAATTGCGGCTAACACCGTTAAGTCCTGCCGAGGGTCGGGAAACTAAAAAATAACTCCTCCTATTGACTTTTATAGAATTAGTATTAACCTACACACATTATTGATAGGGAATAACTATGGCAATGCCACCCGACCAAATGTTGAGTATGATCAAGGCGCAGAAAGATAATGCTACGCCCGGTGGCGTTCCCCCTGCACCTATCAGCGACCAACCTACTGGTATGTCAGATACCAGCGCAGCACCAATGGCTGCACCTATGTCTACACCAGAACCCAAGATGGGTAATCGTGAAGGCGCACTAATCAATCTAGGCATTGCAAACGATATGCTTGAGCAAAGTCTCTCAGCAATCGGCGGTGCTGAAACGCCTGAAGGGCAGAAAGTCCTTAACGCTATTCGGATTATTTCTGGAATCATTGGACCACGCAAAGGTAAAACCAACGATCTCCAACAATCAGAGATTTTGCAGTTGCTTCAAACGCTCCCGCAAGCGGGTGGTGCTTCTCCAGAGCAAAAGGCAATGGCTGGCGCACCTCTCATTCCGGGGATGACTCCTCCGGGCGCACCTCCTGCTCCCGGTGGTATGCCACCTCCCGGTGCTGGCGCACCAACCCCTCCCGGCGGCGGTTTGCCGCCACCTATGTAAAGGAATAATCATGGATTTATTTAAGCCACGCGGCGCAAGCGCACCTCGTAACCCAATCGACAACAACCAGAAGAACGGTCAAGTTGTTAACACACCACGCTACTCGCAATTTGGTGGTCTGACTGGAGCTGCTAAAGGCGGCTACAAGAATATGATGACCACTTCGCGTCCCGGCGACACCAAGAAAGTCATCTAATTTACTAGGGGATAGCTATGAGTTTAGAAGACCTTTCATTTGAACAGCGCGACGAATTAGCTGCATTAGCTAAACGTCTCGCTGACAATCCAGCTACTCGCAAAGACTTTTTGCGTATGACCAAGAAAGTTAATCCTGACTTGGTAATTCCAGAGCTTGCTTTGGAAGAAAACACGCAAAAAATGGTTGAGCAAGCGGAAGACCGCGTTAAGCAACTTGAAAACAAGTTGATGCAAAAAGACGCGGAAGAAAAACTTGAAAAGAAACGTCAAGCCTTGATTGAATCAGGCAAAGCTGCTTCTCGTCAGGATGTCGAAGAAATTGAGAAAGTCATGATGGAAAAACATATTGCCGATCATGATGCTGCGGCTGACTATTGGACTTGGATGAAGCAATCTGCCGAACCCACGCCTATGGGCTATAACCCGTCTGCTATCAATAAATTCGATTTATCGAAGTATTGGAAAAATCCTCAAATGGGTGCACGAGATGAAGCTGCAAAAGCTCTACAAGAGTTGCGTGGCAATCGTCGTCCAATCGGGATTTAGTAAATGTTGGGGATAAATTTGTTGGGCGGCTTTGTGCCGTTTGTTAACTAAGGAGATTTAATATGCCTATCGGCGGCGGTATTATGCCTCAAAGTGGCACAAGTCAATACAACGAATTGACTTATGTTACGAGGCGAGCATTTATTCCCAAGCTGGTTGTCCAGCTTTACAACTCAACCCCCCTTATGGCGGCTTTGATTGCAAACAGTCAGTCGGCATCAGGCGGTGTGAGCCAAGTAACTGTTCCTGTTCAGGGTGCACAGTTTGTTAACGCACAATGGTCTGACTACTCTGGTTCTTTCAACCAGCCTTCAGTCCAGCAAGGTGCTTTCAATGCTGAGTTCAACCTCAAGCTGATGATTGCTCCA